ACCACAGTGATGCCTGGAATAAATCTAGCAAACTCCACTGAATGAATATCTCGTTTGTCTTTGTAATATAAATCGTGATTACCAGGAAAGAAATAAAATTTTTCAAATGCTTTGCCCAGTTTTTCCAAACATTTGATGGAAATATCCATGGTCATCAAGTTCAATGAATTTCTATTGTGATGCCAATCACCACAGAATATACCAGTTTCGCAATTGTTTTGTTTGGCTTGGTCTATGTACCAGTCCACAAATTCTTCGCAGTCCTGATTGTGTATCACACTGTTGCTTTTTAACCCAAAGTGTATGTCAGTGAACACTGCTGCTTTTTTAAACATTCAAATATCTTCCTTTAAATTGATATTGTAAGGCAAAAATCAAAATAAGTCAATCTTTTAGGATTTCTTTTTAAATTCTCGATCAATGGCTTTGTCGTATGACTCTTTGTTCTGTCTAGTGGAACTAGGCATCATATCGTTCATTTCCATAATATCATCTCTAATATTTTGATTTCTTTTTTCGATATTGATAATTCTCACAAATGAATTGGTCACTGCTGCTGTGTAATATGCAAATGGATTGTTAGACTTTGATTCATCAAATTGCAATCCAATTTGAGTCAGTTGCAGTATGGCCTGTCCTTGCATTTCATCATTGTAAGTGTAACCTCTCACATTGCCTCGGGTTCCATATCGTTCACACAGTTTCATCCACATCATGGCCAACTTGGCAGTGGGTTTTCCACCTATTTTAGTAAACTTACCATTGTGCAAGCCACCTTCCCAATGACTTTTGCCCACGCACACAAGATTTTCTTTTTCATCATACTTCCAATGTTGGAAGGCAGGAAAGTTTACTTTAACTTTAGAGTCTGCTGAACTTTTGGGATTTTTTTTGCGTCCAGGTTCATTGGGTATGTGATCATAGGTCATCACTCTAAACACCAAATCTTCTTTCTTAATTTTTTTATAATCCACTTCGCACTCAGACAACTTAACTTTTGGATCCACTGCTTTGCGTTTTTCAAACTCTTCCTGAGACAATCGTTTGGCTCTAGCACGTTTAGCTTCTGCTATGGTTCTAACATTGATACGCTCCAATGAGGACACAATAGCATCGTATCTGTGATGTTCGTCTTTGATATAACTGCAATAACTGTTCTTGGACTTATGTATTTCTTCCAGTAGATCTTTGTTATTAAGATAGTTGACTTTTTTCATGCAAATCCTATGTAATTAGCCTTCAGTATAAACTACGCAGTTAATTTTGTCAATAAATACTTAAGAAAAGGTAACCATATGGCAATACCAGATTATTCAAGTCAGTACTCACAAAAAAACGGAGCATCCTATGTGAATGACCTTGTGGGCAGCGATCCCACCAGCATCACAGGCTATGCTAGCAAAGCAGCCGCTGCGGTTACAGATTTTGCCAATCCACAAAATTTTGGATCAATCACCAGATCTGTGGCAGCCAGTTTACCATTTAATGGCATGGCAGCATCAAAATCATTAACTCAAGCTCAAGGTGCCAGCAAACCTGGTGAACAGGATTGGCGTGTTAAATTAAGTGTGCCAGATAATTTTAGATCCAGTCCTTTAATAGAACCGTTGCTTAAAACTGGAGGATTTACTTTTCCGTTCACACCATCAATCATCATGAGTCAATCAGCCAACTACACAGGTCATAATCCTGCACATACCAATTATGCAATGAATTCTTTTAATTACAGCAACGTAGAACAAATAACAATTAATGGAGATTTTTTTGTGCAGAATGGTTTGGAAGCACAATATTGGATAGCTGCAGTACATTATTTGAGAAGTGTTACTAAAATGCGTTATGGAGAAGGTAGTTCAGATGCGGGATCTCCACCACCGGTGGTTTTATTGAATGGTTATGGAGATTTTGTTTTTAAAAATCTTCCTGTGGTGGTATCAAATTTTCAGGTGGAGTTGCCTGCAGATGTGGATTATATCAGCGCCGAACTGTCAAATGCAGGAGATGCTGCATACACTGATTATGGACCAGGTGCTGCTACTGAAACCAAATCCAATGTGGGATGGGCACCAGCACAGAGTCAACTCACAGTGCAATTAATGCCACAATTTAGCAGAGCATCTGTGTCACAATTTAATATGGATGATTTTGTGAACGGCAAATATGTTAGAGGCTCTGGAGGATTTATCTAATGGTTAATTACAAAGGAACCAGTCCTTGGTTTGCAACACCGTTGGTGAATGATCAATATTTGGATTTACTTTCTATCAGACCCATTCCAGCCACAGCAGATGATGTGTTATGGACAGTGTCAGTGCAATACAATCACAGACCAGATCTGTTGGCATATGACTTGTACGGATCTTCCAAACTGTGGTGGGTGTTTGCACAGAGAAACATGGATACAATCAAAGATCCCATATATGACTTGGTTGCAGGTTTAAAAATTTATCTTCCACAAGGACCCAAACTAAGACAATCTTTAGGAATATAATCCATGCCTATAGATGCCACTAATAATATAACAGTTCGATCCCCAGGAGATACATTTGGATCTTCCACAGAAGATGAAATTCAAAGAACCACAGTGGATGCCAACAACGCTGAGTTATTTCCCAATAAAATTCCTAATCCTTTACACAATTATAATTCATTCAACACCATATTCACTCTAGCATGTCTTACTCCGGAAGAAATGAATTTTCCGTATAGACTGCGTGTGCAATCTCCCTCAGTAACTATTTTACGCAGTGGTGGATCTGGAGTTTCTAAACTTTCCACATTGTATGATTTGGATTTTGATGGTGGTGGATCCACTGGAATTCGTAGAGAATATTTTATTAATAATGTTCAAATTAAATCATACTTGGCTCCCAGTGAAAAAAGCATGACCAATGCCAACAAAATAGATTTCACAGTGTTTGAACCTTACAGCATGGGAACTTTTATAGAGACCATTAGACTGTGTGCTGTGAAAGCAGGCTATAAAAATTATACTCAAGCACCTTATTGTCTTATTATGGAATTTGTAGGAATAGATTTAAACAATAAATTAGTGAACATAACTGATCAAAACAGCAGCAGCACCAAAAGAATCATACCCATACTGTTTTCTCAAATTAATTTTACTGCTGATCAATCAGGAGCCACGTATCAAGTGAGTGCCATAGCACAAAGCGAATATGCCATGCGTAATACAGTTCAAAGTATTCCAAATGATGTGACTCTTCGTGGATTTACAGTTCAACATTTTTTGCAGAATTATTTGCAACAGGAACTCAACAAAGATAAACAAAAGAAAAATAAACAGGATCAAAAAAAACCCACAATAATTGATGATATTATTATTAATTTTCCCAAACAAGATCAATTAAATTCACAGAGTACTAGAACTGGGTTTTCCAAACAATCCGACAAAGCCACGTATGACCCTAATGAACAAAGAACACAACTAGTGGGCACAGGCACAGAAGTGTTCAGCTACAATACAGGTATATCATATTTTCAATCAATTGAGTCAATGAATAATATTGGTAAAGCAAAAATGAATTTTACAGATGATCAAACAAAAAATGTTTTAACTGACGATGAAAAAACACTTTGGGACAGCAAGAAAAAAATATCAAAAGCTAGTCAAATAAAATCAACCAAAGAAGGATCGTTGGCATTTAAAAAAATGGCACGCATAGAAGACATAATCACTAACGTGATACTATACAGCGATTATGCCACATCTTTGTTGGGAGACAGTGATGCTAACGGATTCAAAAACTGGTTCAAAGTGGTTCCCAGAGTGTTTTATATCAATGATCCTGAAATATTGGAAAAAACAGCAGCTTATCCTAAATTGATTGTGTTTGATGTGATTGAACACAAAGTGCATGAATCACTGTTTGTTAAACCTAATAAAAAAACCAACGTGCAAAAAATCAATAACTTTGTTGTGAAAGAATATGATTATCTGTTTACAGGAAAAAATTTAGACGTGTTAAAATTTGACATACAAATTAACACTGCATTGGTTGCACAATTGCCCAGCGATCATGCCGATTCCAAAGAAGATCCCAATAAAAAAACCAAAGCTGAAAAAGAAACACAGTCCAATATAGACAACAGCAAGGGTGATACCATAAAGAACAACACAGGATCTGGAATATCAGTGACCAATATGTTTTACAGTCCTAGAAAAGCCACCATGGAAGCCGTGGGTGAACTGAGCACTGAACAAAAATTAGCATTGGAATTTCATGATTTTATAACCACAGGAGGAATTGCATTTGCACAGGCAAATTTGACCATACTGGGTGATCCTTATTTTATTGCTGACAGCGGCATAGGCAATTACTATGCACAAATGGCAAAAAATGCAAATGGAACCATTTCATTTATCAACAAAGACGGCAGTATGGATCCAAACTTTACCACCATATACATTGTGTTGAACTTTAGAACTCCCATTGATTACGCCAGCAACGGACAAACCATATTCAAAGACACAGCCAGTCAATTGAATAAAAATTTTGTAAAATTGGATCAATTCAGCGGAGTGTTTAGAGTGAGCGAATTGGAAAATATTTTTGAAAATGGTGTATTTAGACAGGAATTACAATTACAAAGAGTTGCCAATCAAGAAATTCCAGATGATAAATCTGTAAAAGCATTGGGAGGCAGCAATGCCTTGAATGCTGTTGGTACAACATTTGAAGGAGATGGTTCAGCATAATGTTTTCAATAGATAAAAGATCTGGCAAAAATAGAATAATGAAAAGTCCTGGACCTTATGAGGCCGTGGTAACCAGTCATTTGGATGGCAAATATTCCGGCACACTGGAAGTGGAGTTGTTAAGGTCCAATGATCCAGGCAACGAAACAGATGCAGTGAATCAGCGTGTACAAGTGAGATATCTAAATCCATTCTATGGCGTGACCAATTATGATGGTGTGACTAAAAATAATGATTATGCCAGCAGCCAACAAAGTTATGGCATGTGGTTCATACCACCAGACTTAGGCAACACAGTGCTGGTGATATTTGTGGAAGGCAACATCAACAAAGGTTATTGGTTTGGTTGTGTGCAGGCAGAAAATCAAAATTTTATGATTCCAGATGGTAGAGCTGCAACCACATACACAGATATTACTGACAATGAAGATTTAGCAGGTAAAAAATTACCTGTGGGTGAATACAACAAAGAACTATTGGAAAATTTAAAAAACTTAACTGATTCCACTAAAAATTTAAAACCCATCAATCAACAATTTGTGGATATATTGAACAATCAAGGATTGCTGGAAGATGAAACCAGAGGGTTAACAACCAGCAGTGCAAGACGAGAAGCACCCAGTATGGTGTTTGGAGTGAGCACTCCAGGACCATTGGACAAACGCGGCAATGCCAGAGGCAAAGGTGGTAGATATTATTCTAGATTGGGTGGCAGCAGTATTGTAATGGATGATGGAGATGATAAATTTTTGCGTAAAACTTCAGCTGCTGAAGGTCCTTCAGACTATGTGAATAAAATCACTGCTGATGAAGAAGAAACAGCAGATGAAACCATACCTCACAATGAATTAGTACGTATTAGAACCAGAACAGGTCATCAAATATTGTTGCACAATTCAGAAGATTTGATCTACATTGGCAATGCCAAAGGTACCACTTGGATAGAATTAACAGCCAATGGCAAAATAGATGTGTATGCCAAAGACAGCATTAGTTTTCACACAGAAACAGATTTTAATTTTAAGGCTAACAGAGATGTGAATATTGAAGCGGATCGCAATGTGAATATCAAAGCATTGAACAATGTGCAAATAGAAAGCAGTCAAAATTTAAATCTAGTGATAGGTGCTGATGGGTTTATAACCACAGGATCTAATTTGAATGTGAACAGTGCCAATAATTATTTCACATCTACCAGTGAAACTCATATTAAAAGTGATGTTCAATACAGTTCAGGATCAGCAGCCTATTCAAATTTTCCAACAGGCGGAACAGCTGACGCTACCGCTGCAGGCAGTGCTTCCACTCTCAACACATTTACTAATCCTGGAGAAAATTTAGAAAACATAATGAAACGTGTGCCACAGCATGAACCTTGGCCACAGCATGAAAACTTAAATCCCAATAATGTTAGTAATAATTTAACAGACAGAGAAAATCCTGACAATATCATCGATTCCTCTTTAACTCAGATAAAAGACACTTTTACAAAAAATTAACGAATAAATATTCATATGAGCACCAAAGAAAAAAAACTATACAAAGACATCACAGTCCGAGCCAATAAAGCACCCTCAGCACCTTTGGGTCCTAGAGCCTACAGAGGCACCAGCACTGTGGATCCCAATGCCAACAGTTTTAATCTGTATGACATAGCACTGATCAAGCAAGATCTAATCAATTACTTTCATATACGCCAAGGGGAAAAATTAGAAAATCCTGAATTTGGTACCATTATTTGGGACGCACTGTTTGAACCTTTGACAGAAAGTATGAAACAAGCCATCATTAATAATGTCACACAGATCGTTAACTACGACCCTAGAGTACAAGTAAACAGTGTGACTGTGGACTCTTATGAGAGTGGCATACAAATTGAGTGTGAACTTACCTACCTTCCTTACAATATTTCCCAAAGTATGCGTTTAAAATTTGATGAAAACCAAGGATTAATCAGCTAGAATTAACTGAGCATTTAATCAAACCTAATAAATAAGTTCATACAATGGAAACTTATGTCATCCACAGATAGATTAAACAGATTATTGCTGGCAGAGGACTGGAAAAAAGTCTATCAGAGTTTTAGAAACGCCGATTTCAAAAGCTACGATTTTGACAATTTACGCAGATCCATGATCAACTATCTGCGACAAAACTATCCTGAAGATTTCAACGATTACTTGGAGAGCAGT